TTAGAAATTAACAAAGGAAGTATATTGATTGGCAGTATCTTTTCGTTGCTCATCAGTAATTGAAGTGTAAACATCTAATGTAATTTCAACTTTAGAATGTCCTAATTGGGCTTGAAGTTGCTTAACTGACATACCACCTTGTGCAGCTAAAGTCGCATAAGTATGTCTTAAACCATGAACTGTTATATGGTGTAAGTTACTACCTTCTGAAACTCTGTTCATCATCTTACTAATTGTAGTAGGAATAATGTAGTGGTTATTTTTGTCAGGGAAAACAAGTTGATTAGGAGATAAAGCATTGAACCCTTTTTGTAGTAGTTCTTTCTTTTGGCTCAATCTCCATTCACGTAAAATGGATACTGTCTTTTTATCAATAAAAACAGTTCTATTACTACTTTTCGTTTTTGGAGTTGTAACTTTAACTTTAGATACCAATATTATAGTTTTGTTAATTGTAATTTGTGCCTTTTCAAAGTCAATATCATTCCATGTTAAAGCTAAAGCCTCACTTTTTCGCATACCAGAAAATGCTAATAATCTAAAAAGTACATAGATTTTGTGTTTTTCATGTTTCTCAGCATATTCAAGGAACGTTTTTAGTTCATCTCTGGTATAATAATTTCTAGAATGTTCTAAGTTATTAAACTGTCTGCTAGCTTTAGGAATAATAACTGATGACGTGGGATCATCTGTTACTATTTTTAATTGCTTAGCATATTTGAAAATTCTAGTTATTAAATTGAATATAGCTTTATAGTTCTTCAAGGGAATAGAGTACCAATAATTAATCAAGTCCTGACATTCAATAGTAGTGATTTGGTTAATTTTTTTATTGCCTAAAATAGGAAGTATCTTAGACTTATACTGTAGTTCAACAGTATAGAAAGAAGACTCTTTAACGGTCAATTTATAGTTAACTATCCAACGATCATACACTTCACCAAAAGTTATATTCTCATTGTCTAGAAAAGTAGGATTACTTATTTTTTTCTCAATTTCATCAGCTGCTAATTTAGCCTCTTTCTTTGTGTAAAAACCACCCTTAGTTTTATACTTACGTTTACCAGTTACTGTATCAGTACCAACTAAAATCTGATAACGCCACAACATACCTTTCTTTGTCTTGTATTTTCTAAATGTTGCCATAATATTTACCTCCAAAATTAAATTGAAAGTAAAAAGAAGATGTTAGCAACACACAGCTTTTAATGACTTCAGTGTATTGGTCAATATGAATGTATGTTCTATATTATGTATTTTTAAACCCGTCGATTTCAACGGGTTTCACTAGAACTCAATTATTCTTAAAGGGTTTAGGTTTAAGATAATTGACCAAGTTTGTATATTCTATTTTTTGATTCATAGAAAATTGATTAAAGTCTATTTTAAGAATTCTAGGTAGTAAATCGATACAAAAAACATGAATACTATTTATTCGCTGTTTAAGAATATTCTGATTAAATTTGATATCTGTTTTAATAATTTCCTCTAAGTAAATGGCAGTACTTGAACGTTTATTTTTAAAATGTACTATATCTGATTCAGTTTTAAAAATATTATTAATTTGATTTAGGTATTCTTTGTCACGTTTTGCAAGTTGCTTATATCTAATAGACTTTTGTATACCATTTTCCCATAAAAAACGATACTGATTTTTAATAATTCTTTTTGAGAGATATCTTTTTCGCAAAACTCAGAATAGACTAAGTCTAATAATTTTTCAGATAATTGTCGTATACATATAGAGACAAAAAGATCATTATTAGTAGGAATAGCTAATAATAAATCTAAGAGGATTGTTAGTATCATTTTACTAATTTGTTCTAAATGTTTATTATCTGAAACATCATAGTCTGTATATATTTCAAACAAATTAATTAACTGAAATAGGTGTAGCAAAAATATTCTATTATTCTTATCATTAAGAAAAGAATTGGAACCAGAGTAAGGGTAATATTTTTTACAAAAAACTCTATATTCATTAATTTCATCTATATAATTCATTGATATCTACCAAATATTTTAAGTAATTCATCAACTGAATTTTTATGACTTTTTTTCTTTTTTTCAGTTGTTGGTGTTTTTTTAGAAACATTGTTGTATTTGGAATCTACTAATTCCTGAGCAGCTGATATTAAAATATCAATTGACTTATCTTCTGACTTTTGGATGATTCTAATAAATCGAGCAATAATTAATGATCGACTTCTATATACATAGTCACCAAATTCTAAAGGTTTTCTTTGTTTTGAAAATTCAGGTTGAGATTGTAATTTATTAAAAATAGGCACAAGAAAATTTTTAATATCTACATTAAATTTAAATAACTCTTTAGATAACAAAATAGTTGTATATAAAGCATATAGTAATGAAATAGATTCGTTTTTTGAAATTTTCAATGATAATTTTTTTAATATTTTTTTAAGTATTTCAGCATCATTCATTTTTCTCACCCTCCATGTGTTTTATACGGCTCAACAACTCATTAGTAAGATCATTTAAATTAGGTTTTGATATTTTTTCAGCGCGACCATCAGTAATGAAGTATGCCATATTACTTTGTAAACTAGGATTATATAAAAAACGGTTTTTAAATATCTCGATATTATTATCCTTTAAAACACTACTAGATACAATATCTTCAATTAAATTTTCTATACCTTTCCTAGCATTTTCTTTAACCCCTGATAAAATAATTCCTAAATTACGAAGAGATCTGTCTCTAAAATATACTTCATTTTCATTCTTTATTTGCTTAATAACTTCTTCTAGCATGTTAACTCCTAATATTGAATAAGCTTCAGGTCGTACAGGAATTATATAGTAATCGCTAGGCTTTAATGCTGAAATTGTGTATGAAGAGTATGTAGGTGGACAGTCAATTAAAATATAGTCAAATTTATTTTTTAAGTTATTCTTATATATAAAATTATAAAGTCCATTTTCTAATTGGCCACCATTTAAATTTCTGTTAGTAAAGTCCAAACCGAATTCATCAGGTATTATACTTAGGTTAGTATTAGGAATATCAACTATAGCTTTAGTATAATCAGATGTTGGATTTTGATTAGAAATATTACCGTTTAAAATATTTTGTATAGAAGCTTTTGTAACTTTAATATTTCTATAACTGCCAGTTTCTTCAGATTTTTCCATTGAATGGGCAATACTCTCACTAGGAGCAAAACCAAATTTACGAAAAACAGATTGTGTTAAATTAATTTGAGGATCTACATCAACTAATAAAACTTTCAAATTTTTTACAGTAGCAAGATGATAGCCAATTTCTTTGGTGAGTGTTGTTTTACCCACGCCACCTTTCATGTTAATAAAACTAATAACTTTTCCTTCGTCAGACATTATAATCATCTCCAAAATATTTTATTTTAATATCAAATTTAATGCGAACTTTTTTAAAAATTGCACTAAAAAATATATTAATTATTATTTAAATTTATCTTTTTTATCAATTTCGCCTATTGCAACTCCAAAACAAAAAATTAGAAGAGGAGAAATACCAGTAGATAAGAATTTATCGAAGAAAATAATGGCAGGAGAATTAGGAAGAAAAGCCGATAAAAATCCGTCTATAATAGATAAAGTAAATAAAGTTCCAAGACAAAAAAGCATAAAATTATGTAAAGAGTGAAAGTAACGTCTCATAAAAAGGACCTCCTTAAAATATCTTTGAGGATTAGCTTTTAACGAATTCAAATCATTGGTCAGATATCTCAATCTAAAACACTGTCAAATGTCTCAATCATCTTCTTAAATGATAACTACACCAACAATTTTAAAATCATCACTTTTCTTAATTTCAATATCAGCATATTTTTTATTCAATGAAATTAGTCGACAATTCTTTCTATTATCATCAAATACAATTTTTTTAACATAAGAGTCACCATTCAACTCAGCGATAACAAACTGATTATTTCTAACTTCTTCAGTATCATATATCTTATTAACATAAATGATTTGACCGTCGGAGAAAATAGGGGTCATGGAATCTCCATTTACACGCAAGGCAAAATCATGCGCTGGCGGTTCATTATTAACCATAACTTCTTCATGCTGCTCGTCAGTCAGCCATTCACCCGTCCCAGCAGATACAGAGCCAAGAACGTCAACGTAATATGTATTATCATTTTCATTAATAGGGTGGATTTTGTTTTGCTGACGTTTTTGGTCTTTAAGTTTGTTGTCAGCATAATCAACTACTTTCTTTTTATTTTCTGTATTTAGTTTTTCGTATTTAGATAATAGTCTAATCCTCAAACCGTCAGTATCACTCTCACTGATTTTTTTGAATCGTGGGTCAACATCTGACTTTAAAACATTAAAAAAATCAGCTAGTTTCTGAACGTTAACTGGGGACGGCAAACGTGTGCCTTTAAAATAACCAGTTAATGTACTTGCGGGAATACCAGTTTGTCTAGTTATATCAATTTGCTTTTTACCAGATAATTGTAATAACTCATTAAGAGTAGCCGAAATAACTTTTTTGTATTCTTTATCTTGTGGGGTTAATTCCGTTCTTGGCATAGTATCTTACCGTCCTTTACTTAAATTATGCATTAATTATAACATTTTTTCGCATTAATTTGAAAAAAACGGCAAAAAAAAACGAAAAAATAGTTGAAATACGCATTAATGAGTATTATAATATACATGTAAGGTTGATAAGGGCTTTACGAAAACTAAAGAAAGGAGAGAGTTATGAAGAATGTACAAAAAAAGAAGAAACCAATTAAAGATTTCTTCTTCAAAATGAAATTGAAATTATGGGAACTGATTTCAATTGAAATAGAGATTAAGTTCAAGCGTTAGTTAGAAACTTAATCCAGAACAGCTAAAGAAAGGGGTGATAACCCTTATCTTTAGTGTACATTTTATCATAACAGCACAAAAATATGAACTGGAAAAAGTTTTTATTAGGTAATTTTGATTACACCAAGACAACTAAAAATGGTAAATATAATGTGAAGATAAATATTCAAGTTGGAATTTTACCAACAATAGTAATTATAGTTTTAATATCATGGTTAATCATAAAATAGGAGATCGATACAGGAATGAAGATTGTTATTCAAACGACTAAAGGAACAATAGAATCTCCTGAGTTTCCAGAAATAGTAAGAGAGCCTTTAAAGGAAAAAATAGACAAGTTAGCAGATGATTTAATGGATAGTTGGTTTAATCATTCAGTGTATTTCAGAGTAGATGGTTGGGCTTGTATCTTAAACAAAAAAGAATTCATATCTATTACTTTAACGGACTAGATAGAGTGGAATTTAAGAAAAATAGGAGGCGTGAGCTATGAAAAAAGAAACAGCAAGGGAATACTATTTAAAACAATTTAAACATGAAAACGATAAGGTATCAGATTTATTTGGAAGTGATATTGATAAGGTAGGAACTGAAATTGTTAATTTACTAAAAGAAAAAGACTTAACACACGAACAAGCGTATGCAAGTCTTCAATATGCGTATAACTTAATTAAATATGAGTCTAATTTTTTGAAACTTCAATAAACTATTTTTTAAGATGATGAGGTGATTTAGATGGATAATTTAGTTTTGTTTTTGTCAATTGTTGCACTTGTTTCTGCAATTCTTGGATTGTTTCAAAATAAGTAGAAGTATCAATTTTTAATTTGCAAGTTTTAAATCGAGATTTTTTACCAAAATAAGGAAATTTAGAAACTGCATATCTGATTTTGAAAGTTACACATTTAGGAAGACGATCATCATCAACTCTAATCGGCATAAAGAAATCAAATGCAACATAAGAATTAGCTTTAAAAATTCCATATGGTCTTAAAGGCATATTTAAATCTGCCATATATCCACTGTTAGGAAATGTATATATAAAATTTAAATTATCAGCTGAAAGATAGCTGACAGATTTTTGAGTATAAGCTTCTATAACTTTATCTTGAGTATGAAATCCTAGTTGAAAAAAAGCAATATCGTGAGGAGAAGGATTTAAAAATGATAGATGTACAAGAATTCCGGCAGGCAAATCTTGGTAGGTTTCCTTCTTATTCTTTAAATATTTAATTTTTATTTGCCCTGGAGCAATAAATTGTGTTGAATCATGCAAACTTGATAATAAAACTAGTCTAGATCTAGTTCTCATGAAATTCAATGCGGTTATTGTAGCATTGATGATAGTGATTATAGTAGCGATAATAGATAAGATTAATGAAATGTTAAGTTGAATATGAATGATTAAAACCTTCTTTCGAAAAAATTAGCAAATAAACATTTTTAGGAGGCTGTCTATTTGCTAATACTTATTTTACTACAATATGTTGTAGTAATCAAATGTATATAACACTATATATAGGGTGGTGGTAGATGTGTGGGATCAGTTAGAAGAATTGCTTAAATCTAAAAATATAACAAGATATAAATTAAGTAAATTAACAGGAATTGGACAAACAACTTTACAAAGTTATAAAGACGGTGTTGAGCCTTCATTTAAAAATATGTGCAAAATAGCAGACGCTTTAGACGTCAGCTTGGATTATTTTAGAAAGAGAGATGATTAAAAATGAAAGAAGATATTACTGATTTAATTAGTACAAGTATTAACGAATTAAAAAACGCCTCACAAAAAGAAGACATTATAGTCGAAAGTAAAATAATTAATACTATAATTTCTTTATGTGAAGCATATAAAAACATTATCTAACTGTTCTGATTTTATTTAATAGTCGCAAAAAATCAGAATAAGCATCTTCATAAGCTGTAATAACAGATATATCAGATGAAATGTATGTTTCTTTAGACAATTTAGCAGAAACAAAAGCAATAGCTAAGTCATGAGCTATTTGTTCATTTGACAACATATTATTCATAAAACTACACCTCCTTTCATTAGGAGATGAGTTAATTATATCAAAGATAAAATAGAAAGAGAGATGATTAAAATGCCTAAAATTACATTGAAAGCTGCTAGAGTTAACGCTGGTTTAACTCAAAAAGAAGCAGCTAAAAAGATAGGGATTAGTTATCAAACCTTATCTGATTATGAGAAAGATGAAAGCAAAATAAAGCTTTCGATGATTAGAAAAATGTGTAGTGTCTATAATATGCCTATAGATTGCATTTTTTTGAAATAAAAATACGCATTAATGAGTATTGAGAAGGAGATGTTAGTATGAATGAATTAATAAAAGTTAAAACAAAAGAAGATGTTCAAGTAGTCTCAGCTAGAGAGCTACATGAAACATTAGGTGTTAAAACAAGATTCAGTTTGTGGGTAAAGCAAAATTTTAAACACTTCAGAGAAAATATTGATTTTAGCTCCGTAGTTACAACTACACACCAAAATCAATATGGTGGGACTAAAGAAATACAAGATTATGCATTAACCATCGAAATGGCCAAACACATCGCCATGATGAGTGGAACTGATAAAGGATATGAAATCAGAGACTACTTTATCAAGGTAGAACAAGCTTGGAATAGTCCTGAAATGGTTATGAAGAGAGCTTTAGAAATTGCCAACAAGAAAGTAGAAAAATTGAAACTTGAAAATCAACAAATGCAACCTAAAGCATTATTCGCTGATAGTGTTGCAGCAAGCCATACAACAATCTTAATTGGTGAGTTAGCTAAGATTTTACGTGGCAATGGAATAAACATTGGCGCTAACAGACTGTTCCAATGGATGAGGGATCAAGGTTATCTCATCAGTAGAAAAGGAACAGATTACAACATGCCAACTCAAAGAAGCATGAACTTAGGGTTGTTCAAAATTAAAGAATCAACTATTACACATAGTAATGGTTCGGTATCTATCAGTAAAACAACAAAAGTTACTGGTAAAGGACAACAATATTTCATCAACAAGTTCATGAAGATGAATGAGACAGCAATTGGCTGAGATTAATTTTAAGGTAGGTGGTATAGATGATTGTAACAGCTACTTATAAATATGATCTTTCAGATGATGATATTGAAAGAATTGCTGAAAGAGTGGTTAGAAAGCTTGAAATAAATAGCAACAAGCAGAAGCAGCTCAATACTGTGGTGTATCTCCACAAACATTTTGGAGATGGCGAAAAAGGAATAAAGATCTTCAGGATATCGAACTAACAGCTGGTGGGGTTGTTCAGTTCAGAGCCGAAGATTTAGATGAGTTTTTGAAAAACAAATAGAGAAAGTAAAAAAGAAGATGTTAGAAAAAATATAAAAGGAGTGGAATATGGAACCAATACTAGCAGTGATTGTAGCGTGTATAGCTTATGTAATAATTTTTATTTTGGTTAGTTGGCTCAAAGATATTTTTACTGGAGGTAAATGATATGTGGTGTATTTACGATATTCTGCTATGCATAGCGTACGCAGGGAGTGTTGATTTGTATAGGCTTTGGAAGAGAAAGGATGATGAGAAATGAATAGTACAGGTAAGGGCTTTATAAATTTAAGTTCTTTAGCAGCAATTTTCTTTAGTGGTTTGAGTTTTGGAATGGGTCACTTATATATAGGGTCTGGTTTCGTAGCTTGGTTTGTTTTATCACTAGTGGCTTTAACGGAAATACGCAAAGATGAGGAGGCAAAAGAAAATGATTAGTTTATCAATGCTTGTAGTAGGTATCTTAGTGGGGTTGATGCTGTATCCAATGGTTGAAGCCATTGAGGACGGAACATTCTTCGATTGGGGCGATGAAAACGAAGAAGTACGTACACATGAAAGAAGGTAAGAAAGTGGTGGAAATAAAAAAGATAGGTGCTGCAACACCTATCAGTATGAGTTCTGATTATCAAAAAGAAATAATCAGAAATATTACTAACTTAAAGAATATGGAGTCTATACAACTCTATATACATATTAACATATTGTTCACAGTTCCGCACTTAGAACAGGAACAATATGAGTTTTTAAAGAAATTGGAAAGCATCTATGGTAGGTACGATGATGGATAATTTTGAATTTAAATTTGATAGGATAGTTGGTTCTAAGGTTCAGTTTGAAGTCGATGATCTAGATGCATTTAAAAAAGAACTTAGAAAAGGTCATCTTAAATTTAATGCATCGCCTGCAGATCATAATATGATTTCAAATGCTCAGAGAAAGAAAATTTATGCCCTATTTCGTGATATTTCAGACTATACAGGGTATGAGGAGCAAGAAGTGAAAAATCGCTTAAAACTTCAATTTTCGTACAATACAGGGTATGGAAATTTCTCACTGAGTAACTGTACTAAAGAACTGGCAACACAATTTATCCGTTTTGTGATTGAGTTTTGCTTTCGATATGACATTCCATTCGATTCAAAAGTAATGGAAAACACAATCGATGCAGAACGTCGTGTGTTTCTGTGCTTGGTACATAGACAGTGTACTGTTTGTGGATCGAGACAGGGGCTGCAGATAAATCACGAAGATACGGTCGGTATGGGAAACAATCGTAATCATATCGATCACAGGAATCACAGACTTGAGATGTTGTGTTTTAAGCATCACAGTGAGTTTCACAACATCGGAGCTAAAGCTTTCGCTGATAAATACCACTTTCACGGTATCAAGCTAAGTGATAAAAGCATTCTAAGCTTAAAGCTTATGAGTCAGAAGCAAATGGACGAATTCGATGAAGAATATAAAAGACAAAAGGAGCTGAATAGAAATGGCTGAGAAAAGATACTTCTGGATCAAACTACAGATGGATTTCTGGAAAAGTCCAGTCGTGAAAATGTTAAGAAAACCATCAGGGGGTGACACATATGCGGTCATCTACCTTGAGATGATTCTGCTATCACTAGAAAACAACGGATATATCTATTATTCAGGTGTAGGTGATAGCTTTGCTGAAGAGATTGCTTTGGTGCTAGATGAAGAAACAATCAACGTTGAGTTCGTTCTAGCATTCTTAAAACAGAAGCGATTGATTGAATTCAGCGATGACACATCTTTCAAATTTACTGAAGATGTAACTGCTGATTTAGTTGGGTCGGAAAGTGCATCAGCTCACAGAGTTAGAGCATATCGTAAGCGTCAAAAAACGATTGCTAGCGAACAAAAAACGTTACAATGTAACATCAATGAAACGAACCGTAACTTAGATATAGATATAGATAAAGAGAAAGATATAGATAATAATATACGATCATTTTCTGACGAAAACGATCAAGTCAATTCTCAAAATAAACAACCTAAAGAACAACCTAAGTCATCTAGCAATAAACAACATAAACCAACTAAAAAAGAATTGGATGAAAGATTTGAAAGCTTATGGGCTTTATATCCTAGAAAAGTCGGTAAGCAAAAGGCTCGTAAGTACTATGAGCGAGCAGTTAAGAATGGTACTAGCGATGAAATCATCAAAAAGGGTATTGAGAGCTACAACAAAGAGATTCGAGTTCAAGGTACTCAAACTAACTTTATTCAACATGGTGCTACTTGGTTTGGTAACGCTGGGTGGGAAAATGAATACAACTTTGAACCACCCAAGCGAAACAACACTCAGCGACAATTGATCCAAAAAGAAAAGTTGCCAGATTGGGCTAAGAATGCAGGTAAGAAACAACCGTCAAATTCAATTATGTCTAGGACTGAGAAAGCTAAAAATGAAGCTGAAATTAATGAGTTGTTGAGGAGGCTGTCGCAATGAAGAAAAGAATTGCAGAATTCAAAGACGCTAAAGGTCAATTTGTTAAGCGATATGACAAGTTGGTCGATAAAGATGGGATTCAATACATGGTAAGTGAACATCATGATAGATATCTAGTGTTAGTGAGTCTGTCAGATGTTAGACCACCAATGCCAGTAATTCCATCTGATTTAAAGAATGACTATGTAAAGGTAGGTTAGAGCATGGAAAGGAAAATTATAGATGAATGGCCAATTGATGCTAAGTATACAGCAGTCAAATTCAGCGATGACACTTATGGACTAAAGCAGTTCATCGCAAATAAAGGTGATCTATTCGAAGATGACCTAGTTGTCTTATATAGTCCAAAGATTGATTCAATGCGATGCTTTGAGACAAGTGAGCATTTAGCAGAGATCAGAAAATTTGTTGAGTTTCTAGATGATGTTGTAGTAAAGGAAGGTATGGAAAATGGCAAAAGTAAAGATTAATTTTAGTATCGATTCATTGGCAGAAGGTGCAGGTAAAGAACTGATTGAACGTGAGTTGAGTGACATCTTTAACAACATCAACGATCCAAATGCAGATCCAACAAAGAAACGTAGTCTAATCGTTAAAGTTGATTTTGTTCCAGATGCAGACTATGACGAAGTTAAAGCATCAATCAATGTTTCTAGTAAACTTGCTCCTGCAGCACCAGTTACAACTAAGATCATGACTGGACGTGATTTGAATACAGGAATGATTGCAGCTAGTGAACTTAAGTCTGGAGTTAAGGGTCAAACTTATATCGATGAACAAGGCGATGTTAGAACAGACACTGGCGAAAAGGTTGAAGATATTGAAAAGAAAAGCAAGATCATAGACTTGCAAGAAAAGAGAGGTTAACAACATGGATTTAACAAAAGAAGCACTAGATTACTTAACAGAACGAGGTATTAGACCTGAAGAACGAAAATTAAAAATTAATGGCCAAGAATACATTATCGATAAAAATGGTGAGCCGGTATTGGTCGAACCAGTAATTTATAAGGCTAAAGAGCCAATCAGATTAAATACTCTATCTGGTTTAGTCGATTACATCAAGTCAAACATTGATGGTTTTGATGACTTAATCTTACATGTAGTTGATGAAAAGCTGGTCGAATTAAAAGGTAAGTTACAACCTAATGGGGATCGTGAATTGTTAGCAGTAGCAACTGCAATCGTCCCAGAATTCGATTTTGATTCATGCATGGATATCGAATCGTTTAACATCGCCTTACAATCACAATTTGTAAAGACTGATGATAGAGACATCTTGCTTAAGGTAGTTGGAAACCTTAAAGAAGATAATGTTCGTAGCACTGGCGATGATGGTATCAGTCAAGCAGTAACAATCAAGTCTGGAATTGCCACTGCTGAAAACATTAAGGTGCCTAATCCAGTAATACTCGCACCATATAGAACATTCGTTGAAGTTGAGCAACCAGAAAGCAAGTTCATCTTTAGAATGCAAAGTGGGCCACGTGGTGCAATCTTTGAAGGCGATGGTGGCTTATGGCGAGTTGAAGCAATTAAGACCATTGCTAAATTTTTAGAAAAGAGATTAGAAGGAACTGGAGTAGTATTACTTGCTTAATTTTTCGAAGTGTAAGAATAGTCTGTTAGGAGTGATGCAAATGGAGGCTACATACATAGTTTATGATGATAAAGAAAGAATCTTGACGGTTGGTACTGCTAAAGAAATAGCTGAGTATCTTGGAATTGGGATAACATCAGTCTATACCTTATCAAGCGATCTCAAACGTGGGGTTATAAATCCTAAAATTAAAATCTATAGTGTTAGAGGAATATGAAATGGATATTGAATTTATCGGATATGTTATCAAGCTTGGAAATTATTATTTTGGTGGCAGAACTCAAAATTCAATTAGCATTCACAAAAAGCCACAACAAGCAGAAATATACAGTGATGATGAATTGGGCATCGCAGAAAGAGTTGCATCTGATTTAGGTGGGACAATCAGAAAAATCTATGTTTCAGATAAGGAGTAATGAAGATGAATGAAAATAAAAAGACAAAAGCATTAGTTGAAGAACTAGAGAATGAATTTCCTAATATTTATGATCGTATCAATTACGGACTATATGTGTTTGTAATTGATGAGAATGGCAAGATTTACGATGATGAATCTGAACCAGATTTTAATGAAGATGATATTGAAGAAGTTCAAGTCATCTACAATGGCGATGCAGTTTCAGTTTTCCCAAACTTTATAGGCAAATGCACATTCAAAGCTAATACAGTTAAATACGAAAACTTGGATGTGATTACTAGAGTCATTGGAATCATTGGTAAGCATTTTAAGAATTGGAAGGAGCTAAACTAGATGATTAGAAAGCAATCACCAAGACAAAAGATAAGAAATCGAGCTAGATATTGGGATAGTGATTATCTAGCAGGTTTCATTAAAGGATTGAAGATCAGACAAGAATATGAATATCAACGTGGTATGAGAGATCTTTATAAAAAGGTAGTCAAAAAGCATGGGCTGGATGATGATTAATCGGTGCAAAAACAGTAAAAATTGCACTGGTAATTTGAAGTTTTGCACCGAAAAGGAGAGCTGATTATGAATGAAAATATCATGGCGATGGTAGCTGAATTAGAATCGAATTTTCCAATAAAATGGGAACAACACGATAAAATTAAAGATCTACATTTCAAAATATATGATGATAGGGGATATAAATTCGGTATAGATAAAGAGTTCAATGAAAAGCGATTTGATTATATGCGATTTTACTATAAGGGCGAGAAAGGTGAAATATATACCCTTGATGAAACTGAATGCATTGTAAGAATACCAGATAAGATGAGCTGGGAAGAATTCAGAGGAATAGGTGCCATTCTTAGCATCACAAGTAAATATATGAATAGTATTAAATTCAATAAAATGTCTGAACTAGCTAGGGTGTGGAAATATGATAAATAAAATTTTTGTAGTAACTGGAACGCGATATAGCACAGATGTTGAAATTTGGCATACCAGAACTGATCTGTTTCATAACATTATCGGAATTTACTCAACTAAAAAACATGCTGATGAAATAGCAGAACAAATTGGACGAAGTAGAGAATCTAACTATTTTCCAGAATCAATTGATGTTGAAGAATACGAACTAATAGAAGGGACGTACTATTTACAAGATGAATGAAAACGTTAAGGATATGATTGAAGAGCTAACGAAAGAACAAAAGCAAGCTAAGTTAGCAGAATGGTCATGCAAAATGGATGTATTAACAGTAATGCTAAATGCAATCGAAGATGATTTAGAAAATAGATTGTCGAATCAATTTAAGTTCAGAGAGTTTAATGAATTTAAAGATGAATTTAGTAATTTAGTATTTGAATTTAACCAGTTAGATCTCAAGCTTAAATTAACTCAGATGCATTAAAAAGCGTACTAAGTAGTGAATTTTTAAATTTGACCTTAACAAGTCAGAAAACTGTTAAATACTGACATGGTTATTTGAACGGTGTACATTCACAACAACGTAAATCAGGATCTCTCAAATAACGACATAACAGTACAGGCTTAGCATCTGTCAAAGGATGCTAAGTCATAGGTAGTAATTTTGCTGATGAACTACAATCTCCAAACAGAAAAAATCGAAAGGATGTGAAAATTCCTCCTCATTAATTCATGCGTAGCAAATTAGCAATTATTACTGCCATTAGGGTTATTAAACCTACTTAATCTTTTAAATACACAATAGTTACAGGCACAAATAATTTGAAGGGAGTTAATCCTCCGTGCATTATATTCTTCGTAGTGACTGTAACATCGCCTTGCATCCACATGATTTGAGATGGTCACACGTTTTGAGGGCGTGGTAAGGCTTATACCGGTATAGAAAATAAAATGACAGGAGTGACATCATGGCTAAAAAATACAAGATAGAATTTACTGATGATGATATGGAAAACATGAAATTGTATATCGACGGAGAAGAGAAACTAATCAATTTTCTAAAGTTAACGTATCATATTGATGAATCTTATAAAAAAGACACAAAGAAAGTAGTACTTAGATATTTAGAACCTAATACTTATGAAGTGAAATTTGATGTTTTAGGAAATCAGCTTGGTTTATTAGATATAGTACCAAGCGATTTTGATTAAGGAAGTAATTATTTATGAAATATTTAGGAACAAATGAAGCGATGCCTGCAAAGGTAGGATCGTACAAAGGATATAGATACTTTATCATTCCAAGTCTATTTGGAGCTTTAAACGGTTATATTGAGTTACCTAAGAGTTGGAAAGATGGCGATGAAGACGAGCTAACAGTTCATGGTGGTGTAACGTTTAAAGGATATGTAAGAGATGGAGCGTCAAAAGTTAAAGTTATCGGATTTGATACCTTACATGCATTTGATGATCAAGAGACACGAGATCTAAAGAGCATTGAGAAGGAGTGCAAATATATGATTGATGAGATGATCGAAGTAATGGCTAAACATAGACCGCTTAGAGCGAATACAGAGATAACATTAGAACTAGCTGATGAATTAGGAAAACTAGCAGCAAAGCAAGGCTTGAGTTTTGATGAACTAGGATATTTACATAAAAAATGAGGTACATGCGATGGGTAAAGCATATTTTAATGTTGAAGATATATATGGAAACAGACATAGAGAAGTAGAAACAATTAGAGAGATGGATAATACAGTATTAGTATTTGATATAGATGATCATGAGACATACACGATTAGAAAAGAAGATGTAGGGATGAAATTAAATAGGCCTGCTATTCGAAGAGAAAAGTTTAATTTATCTCAAAATAAACGTATTTGGAGAAACCACCAAAAAGAACTTAAAGATATTAGATATAAATACGCTCGTAAAGTTTATAGCGGTATTGAATAAATTAAGGAGACGTGAAAATGTTATTAAATGGATATATTGCAAGAGGAATAATGACTATATGCTTAATTTATATTGCTTCGAGTTATACATTTGTTATTTTTAACGATAAAGATAACTATGAAAATTCAAAGGACATTGTTGGTATTATCGGAGTGATTGTTGTATCTGTAGCATTTTTGTTGTTATTCTTAGGAAAATAATAAAAAGCACGCTCCCTTGGAAACGTGCCACTTAAATCAACTAAAATAATTATACCACAGGGAGAGTGCTTAGCTTGGAAGAATTAATGATACCCGGAATGAAAAACATTGACTATGATAAAACAGCTGATAACGTGGCAAGGTTTCTAACTGACAAACGTTACTATCCAAGACTATGCAAGATATATCAACAGGCAAGTCCAGAGTTTATACAAAGTCCAAGTTTAAGTGGTATGCCTGGTGGAAGTATAGGAAACAGTAATGAAGAAAAATTAGTGAAATATCTATATGCTAAATCAATAGTTGATGGAGTTGCAGATACATATGATAAAGGATCAGTAGAGTTGAAAGTAGTACTAGATAATACACTAGGAAAAATATCAGCAGTTGAGGCAATGATAAAATTACATTTTGAGAATACAAGATATTATCAAGTAAAGAAAAGGGCTTTAAATGAATTTGCTGATGGTCTGGAGATGAAGGTTAATTGTCCAGATTTACATGTATATTGTTAAGAGTAGATTAAAATATAAATTTTTGTGATGTAAAAAGTATACAAAAAGTGTTAGAATTACACTGATAATACTACTAAAATGTTGGGAGGGATTGTTATGTACAAGATGATAAAATTCATCGGATCAGAAGTTACTAAATCTACCCAGAAAATAAATAATTCGATTTTAATGTTTAATTCAGTAGTTTTTGATAGAAAAAATATTAGTTTTTCTTCAAAATATAAAGTACCTAAAGATGATAAGAGTAGTATAAGAGAAGACTACAAAAGAATAGGAAAGGACATTTATAAAGTTTTAAATAATTATGAACAAAGAAACCAAAAACGACTTGCAGAGCAGTAAAGTAAATGTGGATGAAGTTATTGATAGTGTAAAGAAATTGCCACGAGAAGAGCAAGAAATGGCTATCTCAAAATTAGAAATGTACTCAGGACCTATTCCACACCCTGATATTTTGGAAAAGTATGATGAATTAGATCCAGGCGCTGCAAAATTGATTATAGAAAATGGTGTAAAAGAATCTGAACATCGTAGAAAATTAGAGGTTCAAGCAATGAATTATACTGCTAAAGATTCAAAACGCAGAGAATGGATGGGTTTCTTTTTAGGGATAATAATAATTTTAGTTGGAGCATTGTTAATATATCTTGGACATACTATTACAGGTACTGTTCTTTCTGGAATATCAGCAGTTAGTTTAGTTAGTTTATTTGTGGGTAATAGTAGTGAAGAAGATAAGTCTGAAAAAAAAGAAGATAAGAATTCTTAAATTAGAATTTATAGAGTAGTCTGAAAAACTTTTTCAGGCTATTTTTATTTTATGTAAACGAAATAAATGTTTAATTTAGAACAAAAAAGTGTAGGACAAGTGTAGAAACAGTGTAGATTAAGTGAAGACTTTCCGTGCTATTATGATATTGTAGCAAAGTAAGTTAGGTTAGTCGCTTTATAGACCATGAGAGTTAAAACTTACAATGCGTATTTTAGTTGTTAAATTAAATTTCACTTCAAGAAGTCTAGTCTTTATGGCTAGGCTTTTGTATTATATTTGTGAGGTGAAATTTATAGTGATAAACAAAACATTAAAATTATTAATTGCTGTGATAACTGTTGTAGGATATACATTAATGGTGGTGAATAAAGTGAATATAGGCTATATGATAATTGGATTATTAGTAATAGTTTTAATATCCTTTTTATTGGTTCCTGAGATTAAGCAAATTTCAACTAAATATTTTTCACTATCTAAAAAAGTTAATGAGGCAATGGTACAGTATAAAGAATTTAAAGAAACTGTTTATCCAATCCTACAAATAGAATTAGCTAATATCTCTAGTGTCGGATATATGGATGCAGGGCCTAAAAGTAATGAACTTGTTGAATTTCTTGAAAAAATAAAGAAAATAAAAATTAATGATGATAGAATTAATAACTTAATTGTAGTTGCCAAATCACAAGTTTTATTAGCTTTTAAAACGGAACTAGCATATTACAACAGTAAAGCCAAAGGATTTATTAGTACAGGATTAAAACCTTACTATTCAGATGATTATATTGATAAAGATAGTATATTTGTTGATTTCAAAGGGTTAGAAAATTTAATTGATGAAATAGAAGATATTAAAACTAAAGGGAAATATCAAACTAAATTACATAAACTAAAACAATTCTATAATGAAAATTTTTAAGTCAGTCTAGCCAGGCTGGCTTTTTATTTTGGAGAAAATTATGAAAGATAGTAAAGATTTTGGAAAGGTACAAACTTATGAAGAACTAAGGATGTTACGTGAGTTAGAGAAACATTACAAGAAACATCCAGTTAAACGTAAGCGTAAGTACAGTAGAGATATCAGCAAAATCAAATTAAAAGGTGGTGGGTGATATGCCAAGAGTTAGACGATGCAGATATAAAGATTGTCATGCAATGGTAGAGTTACCAGACCATTATTGTCAGCAACATTATAGTTGTGAAGCAGATTATCTAGCTAATAGACAGAAGTGGGCAAGGTCAAGAAGTAGGTCATATCAGCATCGCTACAATACAGTTACACGTAACCGTAATAGTAATAAGTCTGAACAATATAACTTCTATCGTAGTAAGCAGTGGGTAAACTTAAGGCAGTTGGTACTGAATAGAGATTATTATTTGTGTCAGTATTGCAAAGTAATTAACAAGATTACCAGTGCTAAGACAGTAGATCATATTGTACCAATCGAATATTACACAGACTTGAGAGCTGATACTGGTAACCTTGCTACAATATGTTCAAAGTGTCATAGACTCAAAACAGATTGGGAACGTTGGTACTATGGCACAGGTAAGGATAACCAGTTGAAGCAAGTACCTAAAATTACAAATATTAGTGAGATTGTTTTAGAAATGAATAGACTTGCTAAAACGTCCCTAAAATAGCCGCAGATGCATTTTAAATAAATTGAATGGAATTACATTAAAGACAAAATTAAATTTATCCCCCGCCCTGGTAGGAGCCAAGGAAGAGCGCACACACAGGAGTCATCTTATAAAAAAGTGCAATTTCTGAAATTTTTACCTAGGGGGGGGGGTACCACAATTGAAAGGAGGTAAGTCAGTGGTTAAAAAAGTCTTTTATCAGCAAAATGATGGGAGTTTAAGCGGTACACCGCCAAAGCACTTAGGAACGGTAGCAAAGGCATGTTGGCGCAAAATCGTGCCCTTTTTAGAAAGCACAGAGCGAGTTAAAAGAATAGATACTGCATTAGTAGAATTGTACTGCTCACAATATGAAATTTATCGTCAAGCTTATGATGATGTCTTAGAGAACGGCATCCAAACTAAGATATTTAAATCACTTCAAGATGCTAGTGGCTCGATAGTGGGTAAAGATTTTGTTGGTTATCGTAAGAACCCAGCTGTTGCAACGATGAAAGACGCTAGTGTACAGATAACTAGTATTGGTAGTCAACTTGGCTTATCCCCTAAAGCAAGAGCTGAATTAATGCAATTGGCTGATAGCAAAGGAAAAGAAGATTCAAAAGAAGATTCAACTGAAAAATTAGCAAAGATTTTTGGAGGTGAAAGTTAGTGGAAGTAGATTTGACTCAGACTCATGATGTTTTAGGAACATATCATAGTATTGATTTTTCAGATATTAGAAAGAAATATCAAGATGAAGGTACTAGATATGCTTTTAAAGTACTTGATGAAGAAATCGAAACTGGATATCTAATAAAGCTAGCTTGCTTTAGACACCTAAGAGATTTGCAAAGGCAGAATACAAAGGATTTTCCTTATCGTTATTCAGTCAAACAAGCTAAAAGACTACTATTGTTTGCCTCAATGTGTCCGAATGTGGATACAGAATCTCCAACTGAATTAATGGATTGGCAAAAGTTTATTTTTTGTATGCTATTTGGTTGGAGAAATTTAGAAGGGCGAAAAAGATTTAGTCGTGCGATGGTATCTGTCGCTCGTGGGCAAGGCAAAACTTACTTGATGGCAATTTTGATGTGCTACTCTTACTTTATAGAAAGCCTTGGATTGTCTAATCAAGATTATTTAGTGTCATCAATTAACTTTAAACAGACTAATAAGATATTTGGTTATATTAAAACAATGATGAAACACATCGTTAAAACAGATATGTTTAAAGATTATGCTGCTACTGTTGGCTTTAAAGCTCAAAACGATCAGATAGTTATGAAAGAAAAGAATAACGTTTTACGTGCTATTTCTCATGAATCAGGGCAATATGATAGTTATCACTTTACAACAGCTATTTTTGACGAAATTGGAGAAGTAAAAAGCAGAGAAAAGATTAGTAAGATTATTTCAGGCCAAGTTAAAGTGCCTAATCATCAATTCATTCAGATATCAACATCTTATCCAGATCCTAGTGTTCCATTCCATGAAGATCAAAAAATGATGCAACAAGCGATGGAACAAGACTATAAGCGCGATGCAGATAACTTTTTAGGATTAATTTGGGCTCAAGATAGCTTAGATGAAACTTTTAAGCCAGAAACGTGGTATAAATCTAATCCTTTATTGTATTTAGATGGTCAAAAACAAGTTCTAATGGAAGGATTGCAAGATAAACGTGATGCAGATATGCTATCTGGTAATGTAGCAGACTTTCAAAATAAGAATTTAAATTTATGGTTAGCAGAAGCAACCAATAGTTTTTTGAAGTTAAGTGATATAGAACGAGCTATCCAGCCTAATTTCAATATTGAAGGTAGGACGGTATATATTGGCTATGACTATTCGATGTTTTCTGACAATACTGCAATAGCATTTGTATATCCTTATTCAGCCAATCATGGTGTGCCTAAATGGAGAGTTGAGCAACATTCATTTATTCCTTGGCAACACGCTTGTTCAATTGAGGCTAAAGAAAAACAAGATGGTATAAATTATCGTGAATTAGCTAAGCAGGGTTATTGTACTATTACCAGTCATCCACAAGGTTTGATTAATGAAGAACAAGTTTATCATTGGTTATTAAATTACATACATGATAATGATCTTAATGTTATCTTTTTTGGCTATGATGATTGGGGAGCAACTACTACAATAAAGCAACTTGAGTTAAATACTGATTATCCATTGCAAGGTATCAGGCAACGAACATCAGAGCTAAAAGATCCTACAAAATTTTTGCAGAAATGCTTTATCGAAGGAACAATCACACGTCCTGACGATAAAATCATGGAAAAAGCACTAATGAATGCACAGATTTATGAAGATAAAATCGGTATTCAAGTAGATAAAGCAAAAGCAACCCTTAAGATTGACGTGGTAGATGCAATTATTGATGCGATGTATCAGGCAATGTACCATTTTGAAGATTTTGGAATAGCTAATGATAAGTCAAGGCAAGTTGAATTAATGACAACCAAGCAAGTTGAAGATTGGTATATGAGCGATGAATCTGGATTATTAGGAGGTGATTTTGATGATTTTTAGACGAATTATAGGCTATTTATGGCAACTTTCAGACGTTTTATTGTTTATTTCAGCAATGATTGTGTTAGATTATACAGCCTTTAGAATTAACGCTACACTAGGTTGGTTTGTAATATCCTTAATATTATTTGTCTTAGGTTGGCTGGTTGAAGTCATCTCTGAACGAAAGCGAGGTGATAGTTAATGCCAATATTTAATATTAATAATGCTTTAAAAACGTCAACAATGAGTGTTCCATTTGGTTTTGGTGATGAAGAAGTTTTTAATGTCCTGACTGGTAAAGATAGTGATACTTATATTAGCGCTAAAGAAGCCTTAAAGAATTCAGATATATATTCAGCAATTTTTCAATTATCTGGAGATTTAGCATCTTCACGAATTATCAGTAGTAAGACCAGGTATCAAGGAATAATTGATAATCCAACTTTGACGTCAAATAAACATGCTTTTTGGCAAGCAATATTTGCTCAATTGCTGTTAGGTGGTGAGGCTTTTATATATCGTTGGCGAAACGTTAACGGTATAGACAACCATTGGGAATATTTACGACCTTCGCAGGTTAGTGCATATCTATTAGATGACGGTTCAGGTTTAATTTACAATATTACTTTTGACGAACCAAAAATTGGGGTAAAAATGAACGTCCCACAAAATGACGTTTTGCACTTTAGATTACTTTCAAAAAACGGTGGTATGACTGGTATTAGTCCTTTATCTGCTTTATCTAATGAGCTTAATATCAAAAATGACTCTAATAAATTAACTAGAGCTGCATTAAGCCAATCAATTATGGCACCTGGTATTTTAAAAATTACAAAAGAAGGTAAAGTAAATTGGAAAATAAAAGCAATGCGGGCTAAAGAATTTATGCGACAGACTCAGGTTGCAAATAATGGACCAGTTGTAATTGACGATTTAGAAGAATATTCACCTTTAGAAATAAAATCTGATATTGCTAAACTATTAGCACAAGCTGACTGGACCGGTAATCAAATCGCTAAAGTATATGGTATTCCTAATTCTTATTTAAACGGTCAAGGAGACCAGCAATCATCTTTAGACCAAATAAAAGGAATGTATGCTAATGCTTTATCTAGGTATATGGAATCAATCGTATCAGAGCTTAACAATAAATTAAGTGCGACAATTCACTATAATATCAGACCAGCAATTGATCCACTACAAGATAGTTACGCTCAAGTGTTATCAGGATTAACTAAAGATGGAATGCTAGCACATAATCAAGCTAGATACCTATTACAAGGAACTGGATACTTGCCTGATGATTTACCAGAACCACAATCAGCATTATTGAACCCACCGAAAGGAGGTGATGCTAATGGTAAAGATACCGATTAGAGGAGCGATAGTTGATGATGATACTGCTATGTTTTATGACTATTTTGGTATGACTTGTACAAGTCCTAAAAAAGTATCAGCGATTTTAAATGAAGAAGTTGCTGAAGGTGATGATATTGTTGTTGATATTGCTTCAAATGGTGGAGATGTATTTGTTGCTTCTGAAATTTACAGTATGCTTAAGAATAATGCATCTAATGTAAAAGTTAATGTTACAGGATTAGCTGCATCTGCTGCATCAGTAATTGCAATGGCTGGAGATACAGTATCAATTGCACCAACAGCTCAAATCATGATACATAAAGCATGGACAAATATGGATGGTAACGCTGATGATTTAAATCATGAAGCAGGTGTTTTAAATAACATTGATAAATCGATTGCTAGTGCTTATGAGTTAAAAACAGGTATGAAACAGTCTGACCTTTTACAAATGATGTCAAACGAAACATGGTTGACTGCTCAAGATGCAGTAGATAAAGGTTTTGCCGATGAAATTATGTTCGTTAATGAAGATGAACAACCAGTTATGAACTCTATGGAAGATATACCTAGTAAATCAGCGATTAATAAGTTAATGAATTTAATTTTAAAGGCAGATAAACAACAAAATAAAACAACAAGCCAGTTTGAAAATCCAAGTTTAAAGGATAAGAAACTGGCTATTTTAATGGGAAGAAGGAAAAATAATGAATATTAATGAACTTAATAATGCTTGGATTGAATCTGGGCAAAAAGTAGCAGATTTAAACATGCAAATTAACGCTGCTTTAATTGATGATAATTATGATGAAGAAAAATTTGCTAATTTAAAAGCTCAACGTGATAAAGAAGTTACACGTCGTGATAATCTAAAAGAACAATTAGATACTGCACGAGCTGAAGAAGTTTATAACATGCCAGATAAGGATAAAAAGCCTTTAAGCGATAGTGAAAAGAATCTAAAAGATAAATTTGTAGAAAATTTTGTTGGTATGATGAATGGAAACTCTAAAATTGTGGATATGGTTACTTCTTCTGTTGATGATAACGGAGATAAGGCAGGATTAACAATCCCGTCTGATGTTCAAACTGCTATTCATCAATTAGTACGTCAATTCAATTCTTTAGAACAATACGTAAATCGTGAAGCGGTTTCTATGCCAACAGGTTCTCGTGTATACGAAAAATGGACTGACGTTACACCATTAGCTAATTTGGATGACGAAACTGCAGAGATTGGAGATAATGATGATCCAAAATTAACATTAATCAAGTTCGCTATTAAGCGTTATGCAGGTATTACTACTGTTACAAATACTTTATTGAAAGATACAGCAGAAAATATTTTAGCTTGGTTATCTGCATGGATTGCTAAAAAAGTAGTAGTTACACGCAATAAGGCAATTATTGATGTAATGAGTGCAGTTCCTAAGAAACCAACCATCACAGATTTTGATGGAGTTATTGATTTAGTTAATACAGGAGTTGATCCTGCAATTAAAACAACATCATTCTTGATGACTAATACATCCGGCTTGAATACTTTATCTAAAGTTAAAGACGCAATGGGACGCTACTTATTGCAACATGACCCTACACAACCAGATGTATACATGATTAAAGGTAAGAGAGTAATTGAAATCGCTGATCGTTGGTTACCAGATAATGCAGGAAGTCATCCATTGTATTACGGAGATTTAAAACAAGCAGTAACTTTGTTTGACCGTGAAAATATGTCTTTACTATCTACTAATATTGGTGATGGAGCATTTAAACGAGACTTAACAAAAGTACGTGTAATTGACCGTTTTGACGTAGTAGCAACTGATAGTGAAGCTTGGGTAGCTGGTTCATTCAAGACTATTAAAGATCAAGAAGCTAAGTTAGCAACCAACAACGCTTAGAGGTGATTTAGATGGATAAGGAAATATTACTTGATGATCTGAAGTTATCTCTTAGAATCGATGGCGATGATGACGATAGATTACTAAATTCATATATTAATGCTGCTGAAGTTTATATTAAAACTGCAGTAGGTGGCGATGATGGATTTTGGCAGCAAGAAGATGTTATTGCAGTTCAAAAAATAGCAATTTTAGCTTTAGCTGGTGCTTATTATGATTACAGAGTGGCTTTACAAGATGTAATGACTTATCCTATTAATCTAACTTTAAATGCGATAATCTCACAATTACGTGGAAAATTAGCGTTATATGAAGAAGGTGATAACGATGCCTAAGAAGTTATTACATTCTTCATTTAATCAGCGTATCGAGTTCCAGACTGTTAGTTTTGCAGCTAATGATTTAACTGGAGATACAGTTGAAAAGCCAGTTAGCTTGTTTAAATGTTGGTGTGCACCGCAGAGACGAACCATGTCTCAACAGTTTCAATTAACAGGCTTAGGACTTGATGATACTTTAACTGTGGCAATCAGACACAATGATAAAGTTCAGGGATCTACATTAGCTAAATATAGAAATGAAACTTATGAAGTAGTGTCTATCTCTCCTGATGATACTAATAACTATATGGCTTATGATTATGTGGTTATTAGAAAAAAGAAAGGTTCTATGAAAAATGGATGATTTTATCAATCAGTTGCAAAACTATTCTGATAATTTAGATAGTTTAGTACCGAGCATCGAGCAAAAGCAAAGAATTACACAAGCTGGAGCGAAAGTATTAGAAAAAAATTTGCAAGAAGTAACACCAGTATCTAAGTTAAATCGTAAAAAAGATAAGCATTTAAAAGAATATGTAATGTCACAAGATACCAATGTTGACGGTCAAGAAGACGGTAGCTCAACAGTTGGTTTTGGTAAAAAGGCTTATATTGCTAGATTTTTAAATGACGGAACAGTTAAAATGCCGGCAACTCATTTTGTAGATAATGCTGTCAATGAATCTAAAAAAGAAGTTTTACTAGCTAATAAGGCTGAATATGACAAAATAATGCGAGGTGGTAAGTAATGGAAACACCAACCACGATAGCAAAAAAATTAATGAAGGATATTACTTGGATAGATGAGTTATACTCTGGTTCTATTCCAAGTAATGTGGAAGTAAATACAAATAAAAATACAGTATTGATTACTGAGTATTTAAATGAACCTAGTCAGTATGCCAATATGGAAATAAAGTATTGGCTTGTAGGTGTTGAAGTACAGATATTCTATAAACTTGATGGAGAAGATTTTCAAAATTGTGAAATACAAGTAGCTAGATTATTCAATGATAATCGTTGGAAAATTGACACATCAAGAAATAGGATTAAAGACCCAGACACTAAACAATGGACTAAGGTTTTTTATTTTTCAAAAAATTTAGAAATGGAAGAAGGTATTTAATATGGCTAAATCAAGTACACATGGTGTACGTTATATTGGGCTAGCAACTATTGACGATAGTGGCGTTTTATTAAAGGGACAATCTGGACTTAGCGATAATGGTATCTACATCATCGACGGAAAAGGCGAAGGTACGATTACAGCTAATATTACTGGATTAGAACAAGCAGGAACCCCAGTATATGCAAATAATCAAGTTAAATTAATTCAACACGGAAAACAACAACCACAAGTAGCTTTGACAGTATTGAATATGAATAATGATGTTTTGAACAAAATTAAAGGTTATGTTTCTGATGGTAAAGGCGGATACGTTTTATCTTCTGGAGACAAACCTAACGTAGCTTTACTGTTATGTTCTGAAGATGTTGATGGGACTTTAATTTATGAAGGCTTTTCTCATGGTGAAGTTACTGAAACTGGACGTAACCACGGAACAGATAATAATAACTTAACTAGAGCTGATGCAACATTAACTTTCCAAGCATTAGAACCATTAAAAGCAGATATTTTCATGGATGATAAAGGAGTTCAACAACCTTATAAAGTTTGGGCAGACGATGAACCCGGATTTGACCTAAATCTAATGTATAAAGAAGTATTTGGCGGATTTTCTGATGTACAAAGTTTACGCATTCCTAAGAAGTTTAAAACAACTACAGTTACACAAACAAGCGCTAGCCCTACTTCAGTAACTGCACAATAAAATCAACAGAGACGATTAATATGAGGCGAATAAAGAAGGGAACAAAGAAATGTCAATTAGAATTAATACTAAGCCGTTAGGATTAAAGAAACCTATTTTTGTTGAACAAAGTGTCAAAAATGTAAAGCTTGCTAATGAAATGATGAATAAAATGCTTAAATTAGGTATTGAGCAAGAAAAAGTAGTGGCAATCAATTTTGATGAATTAGAAGAAAAAGAAACAACTGAAAAAATGTTAGAAATTAATACTTTAGAAGCAAGCTACATTGATGATGCATTTGTTTTTTTGCAAAATATCCTTAAGTTATCTAGCAAAGAAAAAGAACTTGCTGAAAGCACTTTAACGATGGAAAAATTAGGAGAATACCTAAATTATGTAGTAATGAGAGTTAAAGGAATTAAAGGAAAGCCAGAAACAATATCAGAAAAAGATCCAAAAAAAGATTAAGGCTGTTATCCGATGAATATTACAAAAATAAGGATGAACAAGCTGATTTATTATTTTTACAAAAAACATTGCTATTAGAATCAGGTATACCAGTATCAGTTAGTGATAAAGAAGATTTTCAATTATTAGTTGAAGTAATAAATGCTAAAGCTAAAGAAGACAGAGAAGTTTCACCAAGAGAAATGTTGAGACGTTTTAGAGGACAATAATATTTCGTGTTATAATTAGGTTACTTAGCATACATGAGGTGGTTAATTTGACGAAAACTGATGTAACGCGAAAAGATATCCGATATTTTATTTTTCACAAGCATTTTAGGTGCGGTAATGTTTATTTCAACGATAAATTACAGAAAATTTTGATTGTAAGTTTCTTTTTGAAAAATTGTAAAATGTACGATTATAGCGATTTAAAGTATGGAAGAATTTATCTTAATGAACAATCCAGAAAGATTTATCATGCCAGAGGGCTTAGCAGCGTTCCGGAAGAAGAAAAATATTACTATAATCCTAAAATGGTACTAGAATTTAGAGATGGTTTTACTTACGAAGAAATCATCAGGCATGGAAAAACTTTAAAAGAAAGTGTAGCTGGATTAAGTTTGCAATATAAGAATGTTGATTTTGGAAGTAAGATGACTGAAATCAGCGAGCAAAATGGGGATTTATAAAAGTCAGTTTTGAACTGGCTTTTTTATTTTGGAGGAAAGGAGGTTAATTTATCAGTGAAAGTACAAAATGAAATGGCCACTAAAATAACCCTAGATACAATTGAAGCGGCTAGCAGTTTAAAGAGTTTCACATCTGGAATATCAGCATTAACTAATGGATGGAAAGCAAGCGAAGCAGCACATAAAGCGGTTGGAGATAGTTTAGGAGCTTTAAAAGCTAAATTTGATGGCATTGGAAATGTTATTGAAGTACAAAAGCAAAAAATAGAAGAGTTAAAAAGTCGTCAAGAAGGGCTAGATAGAACTAATAAATCTCAAGCTGAAACTTGGCTAAAATTAGAAAAAGATATTCAAACGGCTACTAGACAATTAACAAGCTATGAAGCTCAACAGGAAAAAGCTAAATCATCAATGGAATATTACACATCTGGTTTAGCTGATTTACAAAAAGGATATCGAAATACACAAGCTTTATCTAAAAGTTATGCTGAAAGATTGCAGGCAGAAGGTAAAGCATTAGACGCTAAAAAAGTACAGTTAAGCGGGGTTAAGAACTCACTAACTAATTTAAGCAAACAGTACCAACTGCAGGAAAAAGAGCTACAGTCTATTGCTGAAAAATCAGGGATGACAAGTGAAGCTTACATGAAACAGCAAATTAGGCTAAATGAAACTGCCACAGCAATGGCAAAAGCTAAATCATCAATAGAGCAATTAAATGCAGAAATGAAAGTACTAAATCCAGGTGTATTTACCAGGATGAAAAATAAAGCTAATGAACTAAACGGAAGAATGGGCAAATTAAAAGAGTCTGTCCTATCTTTTAAAGGATTAGTTGGGGTAAATCTTATTTCTAATGCGGTTACTAGTGGATTTACGCTTTTGACTTCTCAAATGAAAGGTATTATTTCTACAGGTATTCAAGTATCAAAAACTGCTGGAGCAATGAAGAAACGTTGGGAGAATTTAGGTGCAAGTGCTAATGATATAAAACAGTTAACAAATACGTTATCTGATTTAAAGACAAATTCGAACTTGACCGCAGAAGCAGTAAATAAAATGCAAACTAACTTTTATGGAATAACTGGATCTGTGGAAAAGACAAACACTTTAAGTAAAGGTGTTGCTAGCTTATCTTTACAATTAAAGTTATCTCAAGACCAAGCAAATAATTTTGCTACAGGGTTAGGTAAAATTGAAGCTTCAGGAAAAGTTACTAGGAGTTCTTTACAAAAATTAGAAAAACAAGCTCCTGGGTTAACTACAGCTCTACAAAAGGCATCTGGTGAAAGCAAAGAAGCATTTGACGCATTACTTGATTCGGGAAAAATGACAAGCGGCCAATTTAATGACATCTTGGAAAAAGCTTCAGAAGATTATAAGAAAAACAGTAAGGCATTTGGCGAAACTTCTGGTGGAGCATTGAAGAAAATGCAAGAAAACTGGAAGAGTACACAAGCAAAACTGGCTGAACCATTAGTGAAAATTCAAGCTACTGGACTAAATGAATTAAATAAAGCTTTAGATGATAAAGAAACGCAAAAAGGAATTCAACAAATTGGTAAATATATTGCACAAGTTGCAGTACAATCGGCAAAGTTTCTTGCGTATTTAGCTAAACACCAAAGTACAGTTAAATCTTTTGTCAAAGTAATAGGATCGATGGTTATTCTTGTAAAAGTTACGGGATGGATAAAACAATTTGTGGCAGCAGCTGCAAGTGTAGCTGGGGCATTAGGACCTTGGGGATTAGCAATTACCGGTATCACGTTAGCTTTAACGTATTTGTATACACATAGCGACAAATTCAAAAAGTTTGTCAATAGATTAGTTAAGGCTGCTAAAGAAGCATTCAATAGTCTAATCAAGTTCTTTAAAAACTTACCTAAAAATATATCTAAAATCTGGAAATCAATTACTGGATTCTTCAGTAAAGGATGGAACAACTTAAAGAAAGGCGCATCCAAGGGAGTAAAAAATATTAGCAAAGGTTGGGATAATCTTAAAAAAAATGCAGCTAAAGCTAATAAGCGTATGTGGGATGACACGAAAAAAAGATATTCTGATGGTTGGAATAATCTAAAAAAGAATGCTAGCAGCGCTAAAAATAATATCGTCAAAACATGGGATAATCTCCATAATCAAACTTTAAAAACGGCGAAAAAATTTACCAAAGATCATCCTAAAGAATTCAAGGAAGGTTATGACACTGTTCAATCTTATACTAAAACTTGGAAAGATTTTGTTAGTGGGCATTGGGATAAATTAGGTGATGATGTTAAAAATACAGCAAAAAACTTAAAAAAATGGGTTAAAGATATCTTCAAGGAAATGTATGACTGGTTGAACGAAAAGACCGGTGGCAGACTTAATGATATGGTAAAAACATTTCAAGATAAATTTGGTTCACTAAAAGATGTTATTCACTCAGCAATTAGAGGCGTTAAACAAAAAGCTGCTGATTTAGTTAATGGTGTTATTAAACCATTCAATGATATGTTATCAGGTTTAAAAAATGGAATTAACTGGGTATTAGAAAAGGTTGGAGCACCTAAAATTACTGCTAGTTGGGCAATTCCAACAGTATCCTATGCTAAAGGTACACCTAATGTACAAGGTTTAAGTGGAACTCATCAAGGTGGTTTAGCTTTAGTTAATGATGGTGTAGGAGAACATTATAGAGAAATGTTTAGACTGCCTAATGGAAAAGTAGGTATTTTTCCTAATCAGCGTAATATGGTGGTTCCATTGCCTAAAGGCTCAAGTGTTTTAAATGGTGAAGATACTTATAAATTAACTACAATGTTAGGTATTCCAGCATATGCTAATGGTATTGGTAAATTCTTTAAAGGTGTTTGGAATAGTGCTGTTGATTTAGTTGATGAAGCAGAAGATATTTTGAAAAAGCCAGCAGAATTTTTAAAAGAAGTCTTTGAAAAACATATTGGTAATTTATCAGCTAAAGGCTTAGCTGGCGATATTATTACTAACTTTCCTAATAAATTAGCAAGTCTAGCAGTTGGCTGGGTAAAGAAATTATTTGAAGATTTTGGAGCTGGTGGCGATGGAAATAGTCCTGCTGGTAGAATGGCTAAATCTGAATTTGCCAAGATAGCTAAACACGCTGCTAGATTGATGCATCAAAAACTTAGTGAACGTGATATAGAGCATTTGTACTATCAAGCATCAACTGAATCTAGTGTAGATCCTGCTCAAAATGGTGGTTATGACGATCATGACGGAACAGGTTTACCAATTGGATTATTCCAATATAAACTTGGCACTTGGAGAAGTTGGGCGGTTCCAGGACATGCAAATATTCATTCTGCTTTAGACCAAATTATGGCAGTTTTAAATGATAGCAATTGGAGAAATGATTTTCCCCCAATTGGAGTAAAGAGAGGTTGGGGGCCTTCAGGTCATAGAATGATGGCTTATGGTGGAAGAATTGATACAAATCAATTAATCGAAGTTGCTGAAAATAATAAGCCAGAGTATATTATTCCAACTGATCCAGCTAAAAGGCCTAGAGCATGGCAGCTTATGCATGAATTAACCTCTGAATTTACTAATCAAGAACCACAACGCATAAATGTATCAGATAATAGAGATCTAAAAGAATTAAATGATAAGTTTGATTCACTATTAGCTATGTTCAGTCAATTATTAGGATTAAACAATCAACAAATTAAAGCTATTCGTGAGAGTGGATTTGATAAAATAAAACAGTATCAGCAACAAGCATTAGATCAAAGATTAGCTGATTATCAAGGTTATTAGGAGGCATAAATTATGGAAAATAATTTTTATATTAAGTATGGAAATAATCCAGAATTTAGTTTAAAAGATATTACTTCTAATTTAACCTTGTTAAAACTAGATGAAAACCCATCAATTTCAAATGTGTATCAAAATAACGTTATGCAAGATGGTGAAATGTGGAATTACACAACTTACCAACCTACAACGGTAAGCTGTACATTTTTATTATGGTTTTCAACATGGCAAGATTACTTGTTAGCAAAACATGATATAATGCAAGCTTTTATGCAAAAAGAGCTATTTAGAATTAGAACTGATATTGATAAACATCTAGTAAGGTATGTTAGAACAGCACCTTTTACGATAGCTCCTAATGAAGACGGTTCACATTGGGCAACATTCACAGTAGCGTTTGAAAATCCTAGTGGCGTTAAATATAGCTATTTAAGGTCAGACCAAATTTCTCAATCTAATGGTTGGGGATATGGATTGAATTTAGCTGACGTTCCAAATTTAAACTATCATTTCAATAATCAAACAAGTTTTAGAATATTTAACGCTAGTGATATTGCAGTAGATCCATATTTTCAAAAGCACGATCTGAAGATAACAATTAAATCTGCAAATGGTGGACTAACGGTTAAAAATACGACAAATGAAACAAGTTGGACGTTCAAAGGGTCATTAAATAGCAATGATACAGTAGTTTTGGACGGTATCAATACTTATAAGAATAATAGTTATGATTCAATGGAAACTGATTTTGGATATATCAAACTAGAAAAAGGTTGGAACGAAATAACACTTGATAAAGTAGCAGATATAACATTTTCATTTCCATTTATCTATACATTCTAAAGGTGGTGGAAGTAGTTGAATGAAAGAATAGTTAAACTTAAACCTAGAAATCAAGATAAGATTTTTATTTTGAATAATATCTTATGGAATAGTTTTAACATTCAGTGGGCTGAAAATGATACCTATCAACTATCCTTTACAGTGTACGATGATGGTTCAGACTTGTTTAAGATAATTGCAGTAGAGTCTAGTATATTTTTTGACGGTCAAGAATATATTATTAAAACACTTGTAGTAGATTATGCTGCAGGAGTATCAACTATACAAATAACGGCGACACATGTATCTAATGAATTAGCTAATTTGTGGAAGTATGAGGTCAATAGTGGCGAAAAGACGTACACAGTTAATGATGTATTAGCATTTTATCTCAATGAAAATAACAAGGGTTTTTCATATCAAGTTATCGGTAATTTTGATAATCAACAAATAATGGATTTAGGAAATACTAACGGTAAAGATATGATATCTAAGATTTTATCTACTTGGGAAAATGCTATTTTTTATCCAGATAATAGAAATATACGAATTTATAACAAGAAAGATTTTTATCAAAATAAAGGTAAAAGATTAGACTACCTGCACGATACAAGTGAAGTTCAGTTAAATATTGATTCAACTGGAATTATTAATAAGATTAGAGCAATAGGAACTGAACATGAAGTTACAACCACCACAGAAATCACAGTTACTGATGGTAGTAGTTGGGGTTGGCCTTTTCCAGACGTAGGTGAAGGAAAATTTATGGGAAGTCAATTATTCGGTGTTAATGCAGGTGGTGAATTTAGACCTAATGGATTCCATGACGGTTTAGATTTTGGCTCAGTAGATCACCCAGGAAGTGAAGTTCATGCAGTACATGGTGGGAAAGTCGCAATTAAGTCATATATGGGCGGATTAGGTAATTATGTTGTTATTTCTGGTGGTGGATATAATGTTGTTTATCAAGAGGCGTTTTCAAGTGCTAGTAAAATAACAGTTAATGTGGGAGATACTGTAAAAACAGGTGATATAATAGGTTATCGTGATACAGATCATTTACATGTTGGGGTAACACGTCAAGACTTCAATGTTGCGGTTGGAAAATCTTTTACTAATGATGGAACTTGGTTAAATCCGTTAGATTTAATTAAAAGCGGTGGTACAGGTCCTACTACTCACACAGAAACAGAAGAAGAAACTCATACAGAAAAGTATTTTGATGATTTTATGGTTGAAGATAAAGATTCTATTGCAAAATGGGGAGAACATCCAGCAGCAGATATGTCGGATGATAGATTCCATGATAAAAATGCAATGGAGGCATATGTTAGAAGTAAATTCCAACTAGAACCATTAATATCTGGTACAGCTAATGAATCGAGTAATATTAAACCTGATATAGGGGAAATTAGAAGATTAGAAGTAAAGACAGTTAAATTAGTTACAGAGGTAATGATAGTTGGATTTACATGGTATCCATTTGATCCAACGCAGCAAACGCAACTAACATTAAATAATTTACCTTATTCTATTCTTAGAAATAATACTAATATTCTCCAAAAAATAAATGAAATCAGTACAAGTGTTACTAAAACTATTACAAAATTAAATGGTGGAAATACGCGAGAATTAGAAGAAACATTGAAGAAATACATTGACAATAAACTCAACAACAATACTCCAACAACTCCAGATATACCTAAACCACAACACATTGGCAAGATTATTGATGTCTCAGAGTGGCAAGGGGTAATTGATTGGCCTAGTGTGATAGCTGATGATGTTACTTTGAGTATTATTCGAGTCCAACATGGTTCTGCTCACCAAGATTTAAAGTACATGGAGAACTTACAGAAATGTATTTCAGCTGGTGGAAAGTATGCGGTGTATGCATATTTTGCTGCTACATCTACATCAGACGCTCAACAAGAAGCTAGAGATTTTTATAATCGAACTCAAAAGGTTGTCGCAGGTAAGCAACAGCCTATTTTTTATGCGATTGATGTTGAGAGCATCGAGATGAGTGGGGACGTTACTCAGATGAGAGCTGGTGTTGAGGCTTACATGTCGCAACTCAATGCTTTAGGTGTGCCAGATAATAAGATAGTTTTGTATATTGCCAATCATTTGTACGATAAGTTCAATTTGAATGTAGCGCGTCCTGGTGCGATTTGGATACCAAGTTACGGACAAAATGATGGAACATTGGCTAATAGTTTAAAACCTACACACCCATATGACTTGCATCAATTCACAAGTAAAGGTAGTGTTAAGGGTATATCTGGAAATGTAGATATGAGTGCAGAACCAAGCAAGAAGTTTAAGGAGTTGATGTTTAGTGCTTAGTTGGAATGGCGATATACATGAATTTTTAAATGTATATCAGAAGAATATGACGGACTTTCAAGATGAGGTTAATAGCCATTTAAGTTGGTTGAATGATGATTTGTATTTGGATAATGATTTTAGATTAGCTTTAATTATTCAGAAACTAGATGCAAGTTTTTCAAGGCTTTTGTATAACCAAATTTGTGAGAATACAAGGCTAATCAATATTCTTTTGAAGAAGCTGGCAAGCCTAGTAAATGAGTCTGATTACCAAGGATATGATGATTTGGGTAATTTGATAACAGTATCTTATGAAGCTTACTTGAATAACAAACTGGAGTTTAGATAAGGATAATTTCAATCAGTATTATCAACAACTTCAAGTTATTTTAGATAAACTAGCAAAGTTTAAACAAGATAATGTTAGTGAACAATATTTGAAAGGTGGTGAGAATTAATGGCAGTAGCGAACAATCAGTATATTAATTTTGACTTATTGAGATACCAAAATGAAGTGCTAGATATTACGAATAAGTTTAAGGGACGTGTTGGAGATACCCAGGACTACATCAAGCTTTTTGTAACTTCAAACAGTTATCCAGTTGATTTACGTGGAATGAAGTTGTTGTTTGGTGGTGTAGATCCAAACCAAGTAGCGCATAGGCACTATTTAGATTTTAGAGCAGATCAAAAGACAGACAATTTACAGCATGGACATTGTACAGTCTACTTTGATGAGAACACCTTTAATTGTGATGGTATATGGAAACAAGCTTATTTTAAATTCATTGACGCAAACGGTAATACTGTATCAACGGTTGATATGGTTTTAAAAGTTTTAGATGATACTTTCTATGCTGCAGTAGGACAAACCGCAAATATTGCAGTAGCTGAATTTAAGAAGTTAGTTGAACAAGCAACTGATAAAGAAAAAGAAGCAGAACAACAAATGCAATCTCTATCAGATAACGCAAAAGCTAAATTTCAAGCTGCATATGATGAATATAAACAAGCTATCAAAGAAGTTTATGACGAAATCTTTGATGAGAAAAAAGGACTTAAAGTTAATTACACCAGACTACAAGAAATCGCTCAAAGTATTCAAGAAACCTTACGTCAAGCACAATTCCACGATAGACCGTTTCAATTCGATACAGTCGCAATCATGAAGAATTATCTTGAGTTACAAGATGGAGATTTGGCGATTACAAGTGGCTGGGATAGTAAAGACGACGGTCATGGTAATATGTGGCAAGTCCGAGCTAAGAAACGTGATGAAACACCAGATGAAATTAATGTGATTGCTTTACAATCTGGTTATGTAGCAGAGCGTAACTTAAGCATGATTTCAGCGGACAGCTTAGAAGATATTATGTACGGATATTCAATCAAGATTGTACATAATCAAAAAGACTATCCTAAACCAACCGTTTTCTACTATGAAAACGCGATTGGTACTGAAGTAGGCGGCTTGGGTGCTGGGTCATTTGGTGAAACTCTAACTAAATTAGTTCCTTGTGAGACAGAGTATACAAATAATAATTCAGTTGTTGTTCGCATACCACGTAATTTCTACATGAATGCTAAACCGTACTACAAGTATGGAGATTGGTATTTAAGTAGTGGTAATAAAACAATTAAGATTAGTCTGAGCAATGTTGATGATAGTGCTGCTAAAGCTGGAGACGGTAAAGGCAGTAGCTATTTATCACATAGCACAGGCTATTTCAATTATCCAACAGCTCCAAGTGATTTAAGAGCAGTTTACGTAAATGATACAGCAGAGAGATTAGAGCGGAAATAAACGCAATATCCAAGCTAAAGTCATTAGTGTAGCTAGTGGTAAGAGTACAGTTGAATTATTAGATAGCAGTAACGAATTTTCAGACAACATACAAATGAATAATTTACAAGATGATAGCTTTGCAGCCTTTAATGGCTACAGGGCTATTTATTTTAGAAAATAAAGAAAGAAGGAACAAACATGGCAATAAATTTTGAACCTATTTTTTCTGAAATGGCAAATGGACCAGAAAAAATTAAAGAGAATTTCGACAAAGTTAAAACTATTGATGATGGAGTAACAGCTTTAAACCAAAAAGATACAGCTAATTTTAAAATTGGTAAATTTATTGGCGGTGGAGCTAGTGGTAGCGTAAGCCTAAATGGTGTAGGGCAAGGAATGCATATAGTTGGTTTATGGGACCAAATGTCAGATAGTTCATGGCCAAAATCTTTACAAAATAGAAAATCATTTTGGGGATCGTTAATACAGTGCGGAGATGAGAGTGGAAATATTGCTACACAAATATTAATTTTAGCAAACCTTGGTTCTATTTATTTTAGATCTTATGTAGATCATACTTGGAAAGAATGGACCAGAATTGATGGACAAAGAGACCAATAGAGGAGGGGAACAGATGTTAATTTTTATTTACGATAAAGAAACAAAAAGATATATGTATCCAGTAAGTGATTATCCAGATAATTATGATTTACCAGCTAACGCTACAACAGTAAAACCGGTAGATAGTAATGGTGTTGGCTTGTATGATCCAACTTGGAACAAAAACACAAATTCTTGGGATAGTTTGACGGAAAATGAATGGAAGAAGAAATATACTGTTCCAGAGGTTAAATCAGAACCAACACAAGGAGAACAAGCTGCAGCACAACAAATGTTAGCAGTAGCTGACTTACAAGGAAAAGTTGTTACTCTAACTTCAACAGTGGATAAATTAAGTAAGTCTAATAACGAACTAAATGCAACTTTGGCACAAATTATGTTACAAAATGCAACTAACGCAGGAACAAATGGAGGTAAGTAAAAATGAGATATAGCTATGATATTGTAAAACGTTTCTATGATTTAGGATTATTCACAAAGGAAAATGTGCAACTTTTTGTAAGAGTAAATTACTTCACACAAGAAGATTACTATAAGATGTTTCCAGAAGATAAGCCTGCTGAAACAACTACATCAACACAACCAACAGTAGCTCCAACAGCTTAAGATAATGACAGGGGTGGGTGGGTAGGATAAAAATAAAAGTAGGTGACTATATGTGCATTCATTATTAGGATATTCATGGGCGGAGATAGCGTCAATTCTGGCGGTTATTTCCGTCCTTTTTAGCGGGGTGTATTGGTTGATTAGACATGGTGCCAAAGTGTTAAATAATGCAATTAATATTGGTACATATCCGTTGCAACAACAATTCAAGGAATTAACCAATACAATCAAACAACTTAACGGAAATTTTGAAGAAGAACATAAAAATTTAAAAAGATTAGAGCATGAAGTAGAACAACACGATAAAGCTATCATACTTCATGAAGAAAAAATTAAACGGTTGGAGGAGAGAAAATGAAGAAAGCATTATTTGATAAAGACGGCAAATTAAATCGTAAGGTGGTAACATCGCTGGTACTACTATTGATTGTATTAGTTGAACAGTTATGTGCAATCTTTGGACTGAAATTTACTGGAGATGTAGGTCAAATTATGAATTTGGTTAATACAGTATTAACTATTGGCGGTATTCTTGGTTTAGTAGATGGAACAACAGTTGATGTTGATACAGTCAACACAATCGAAGAAACAGCTAATAAGGCTTTAAAAATAGCTAAAACAAGTAATGATACTCCTAAATCTTTAGCTGAAACTATTGATAAGGACGGTAATGTAAAATAGGAGGTAGTATCGTGAAGAAAAAGAAAATATTAATTACTTTAGCAACGTGTGCAGCGTTGCTTTTTTCTGTGCAGTTAAACACTCCAAGTGTTCAAGCAGCTAGAGGAGAACATGGCGTTGATGCAGCTGTTTTCCAAGGAGCGAGCGGTAAATGGGGTTACGCCAGAGATAAATTTATGATATCTCAAATCGGTGGTACCACAACTGGCTGGAACTTGTACGACCAATGGACTTATCCAACGCAAGTAAGTTCAACTATTGCACAAGGCAAAAGAGCACATACATATATCTGGTGGCAAAATGTAACTTCAAACAGTCAAGCGGATTATGTATTAAATTATTTCTTGCCAAAAATCCAAACTCCAAAAGGTTCAATTGTGGCTTTAGACGTTGAATCTGGTTATCAGAATACACAAGCAATTGCTCATGCTATCCAACGAATTAAAGACGCTGGATATACACCAATGGTTTATGGATATAAGAATTACTTAGTTAATAATACTAATCTTAGTTATCTATCTACTTTGTGCCAATTATGGCTTGCTGAGTATCCTAATTATGCTGTAACACCAGAACCAAATTATAATTATTTTCCAAGTTTCAATAATATTGGTATTTTTCAATTTACTTCAACTTATGTAGCTGGTGGATTAGATGGAGATATTGACTTAACTGGTATTACTGATAATGGTTATAAGAACGGTAATCCAGAGAAACCTAAGACACATACTCCAGCAGTAGATGCAGGTATTAAAGCTGACAATACACCTAAGCGTGATATTACAGTAGGATACACTGTTAAAGTAAATTATTCTGCTAGTCGTTGGGCTACAGGTCAATATATGCCTAGTTTCATCAAGGGTAATTCTTATAAGGTTATCCAAGTATCTGGTAATAAAGTGTTGTTAGACGGTGTTATGTCTTGGATTAATAAGTCTGATGTTGAAATTCTTCAAACAACAGTTCAAGTTCAATCTAACAACTCTAGTTACTATACTGTTAAATATGGTGACACCTTAAGTGGAATTGCCTATAAATATGGAGTAAATGTATATACTCTAGCCCGTAATAATGGTATCAGTAACATTAACTGGATCTATCCAGGACAACGATTAAAGATTACAGGGAATGTATCTAATCAACGAACATACACAGTACGTTACGGCGATACTTTATCTGGTATTGCTTATCGTTATGGTGTAAACGTGTATACACTAGCCCGTAACAATGGTATTAGTAATATTAATTGGATTTATCCAGGACAAAGGTTGAATATCTAG